CTTGATAAAAAGTAGGGATACGGAACATTTTGACCTCCATTGAGTTTTGATAAGGAGACTATTGCTTTTTCCCCAACCAAAGTAAACCCATAATTTACCATAAAATGTAATTAGACGAAAAAAACTTGAGGTGCTATAAGGGGGCATGAACTTTCCTGTATTTATAAAAGCTGGCCGAACTAGGGTTTCTGTCGCCAAAGAGATCAAAGAGGTTAGTCGGCTTAGACTGCAGTTTGAGCGCTCATTGCATCGCGGCCTGATGCGTGTTTTCAAAAAGGTAGGTAAGGCCTCTGCGGATGAGTACTTGCGCACAGGAGACGTCTCAGGCGCTCTGGAGCCCCTTAACAATGACTTGGGCGTTGTTTTGCGCAGCCATTACGCGGCGGTGGTGCAAAAGTTTGGAAATCGTGTCTATGAAAATAGAAAGCTTGAGAGATTTGGGCAGTTAATATTCCAACTTTATGAGCAAGAGGGCGCTAAAAAAGTTGTTGGTATCGGAAACACAACTCGCAAAATCATCAACCGGGCAATAATCCAAGGTGAAAAAGAGGCGCTTGGAGAAAGGCAAATAGCAAAACTAATAGAGGAAAAGACTTTTGGGGCTATTGGGAGGGCAAGGGCTTCTACCATAGCTAGAACCGAAACACACGCCGCTGCCTCTTATGCGACACATGAAGCGACTAAAGAGCTTGCGCTCCCTGCGCAAAGAAAGCAGTGGGTGAGCGTTTCTGATTCACGAACAAGGCCACACCATGCCGCTGCAAATGGGCAAGAGGTAGGCATAGATGAGCCGTTCATAATCAGGGATGACGGTCAAGAAATAAGGATGATGTATCCAAGCGATGGATCGGGCGGCGGTTCGAATAATATTAATTGTCGTTGCTTGGCCCTTTATTTTACTGATGAGGATGCTTTGTTTGACAGCTTTGGTGCAGAAGACATTCAAATTCCAAAGGTTGAATTGAAGCCCGAAATAGACCTGATTGATAAAATGGAAGTCACAGGCTTTTCCAAAGCAGACCTTAACGCGGCTCTTAATGATTTGCTTACACCGCTTACTGCAAGGGTTGCGTCGAAGCTACCTAAGCCAAGAAAAATAGTCGGAAAGCCAAACGCTGGTGTATATTATTCTGGCACTAAGAAGATTGAGAGTGGATTAGAGAGACAAGTAATAGCCCATGAGTACGGACACCATGTTGACAGGTCACTGTATGAAAGCGGGAATAAGTTCTCAACTTATTGGTCTGAAAAGGGATTGGCCGCAGCTTGGGCGGCTGACAAAAAGGCAATGAAAGTTACCAGACTTTCTGAAGAGGCTAGAGAAAAAAGGTTCTCTGAAATAAAATCAGAAATATTTGATTTAGAAGTAAAGACTGTTGAAAGAGCAAATGGTACAACCGCAACTTTTATCAAAAACAAAGGTATCGCATTTGATGGCGCAGACGGTATTTCAGATATAATTGACAGCTTCACTAATGGTAAGTTCTATAAGTCTGGAGCTTACGGACATGGATATAGCTATTGGAAGGCGCGAAAGGGAAGTGGTCCACAGGCGGAGGCTTTCGCTAATCTCTATCAAATACAAAGCTCACCAAAAGCAGTGGCTTACGCAAAAAAGAACTTCCCTAACTTATGGAAGGCTTTCATGGATAAATTGGAGGAATTTGATGCTAACAATTGATGATGTTATAAAGGAATATATGGAGAAGTTTGGAGTTGAGCCTGTTTTGGGGCGTGGATTTGCAGGGGATCACATAGAGCTTCTAATCAATGCAATGGATAGCGATACCCAGCTTGTTGATGAGGATTTCAGAGACAAAGACCCGGCACTTGTTTCCTTGTAACACTACCACTAGACGCGAAACCGTGTTATATGTTAGTTTGTTGGTAATTTAGGTGCGGTATAAAGAGGACAAAAAGATGTCAGACGAAAACCAAGTCGATATTGAAGAGTATATCGCGGAGACCGAGCATAAGTCGGAGACCCTTGATGTGGCTTTTGAATACAAAGCTGATGAAGAAGAGGGAACATTCTCCGGTTATGGTTCAATTTTTGGCAATAAAGACCTTGGAAACGATGTTGTTGTTGAGGGCGCTTTCGCTAAATCAATTGGACGAAAGGGCGCGAAGGCTGTTAAGCTCCTATACCAGCACCGCCAAGACGAGCCGATTGGCGTGTTTGATGAGATTACCGAAGACCGTCGCGGCCTAAAGGTTAAAGGTCGCCTAGCAATGGGAACGCAGCGCGGTCGCGAAGTTTATGAACTTATGAAAATGGGCGCACTTGATGGTCTTTCAATTGGCTATCGTGTTGACCCAAAAGGTGTGGACTATGATGAGAAGGGCAAACGCCGTTATCTCAAGTCTGTAGACCTTATGGAGATTTCTGCTGTTACTTTCCCCATGAACCCACGCGCACGGGTTCAAGCGGTAAAAGGCACAGAACGCTCAGTTAGGGAATGGGAGCATTTTCTTCGGGACGAAGGAAACCTATCTCGCACTGAAGCAAAGGCGGCGGCATCTGCCGTTACCAAGGCACTGGAACAGCGGGATGCTGTGAAAGAGGAAACGCCTAAAGTCCTTGAGGCTCTTGAGAGCCTTACCAACATCCTAAAAACTTAAACGGAAAGGATCATCCCAATGGAAGATCAAGTAAAAACAGCCGTTGAAGCGATGGCAGGTGCCTTTGAAGAATTTAAAAAGGTAAATGATGATCGCTTGGCTCAAATTGAGGCAAAGGGTTCTGCTGATCCAGTTGTTGAAGAAAAGCTCGCCAAGATTGAAGGTGATTTGGATCGCTTTGAAAGCGTCAACCAAAAGCTCACCCAGCAGCAAAAGCATTCTGAAGGCTTTGAAGCAAAGTTGAACGAAATTGAGACAATGCTCAAGCGTCCAGCGAATGCAATGGAAGCCAAAGATGTCGATCTGTCTTTAAAGGCATGGGACAGCTTTATGCGCAAAGGCGAAGACCACATGGATGAAATGGAGCGTAAAGCTCTTACCGTTGGCAATGCTGCAACCGCTGGTAACTTGGCACCCGCTGAATACGTCGAAGAGCTTATTAAGGTAATCACTGAGATTTCCCCAGTTCGTTCTGTCGCCCGTGTTCGTCAAACATCAAACAAAGAAATTGAAGTTCCAAGCAAAACAGCATCATTCGCTGCCGCATGGACTGCTGAAACTGGCTCTCGCACAGAGACAACTGGTTACACAACTTCTTTGAATACCATTCCAACACATGAGCTTTATGCTTTAGTTGATATTTCTGGTATGTTGCTAGAAGACAGCGTTTTTGACCTTGAAGCTGAAATGAACACTGAGTTCGCAGAACAGTTTGCAAAGGCTGAAGGCAATGCTTTCTTGGTAGGTAATGGCACTAACAAGCCAACAGGTATCCTTGACGGAACTACTGTTGCTTCTACGACCGCCGCTGCCGCCGCTGCAATCGCAACAGATGACATCATGGACTTGGTACATGGTTTGAAGTCTGAGTATGCCCGTAATGCATCATTCATGATGAACCGTGCAACTCTTGGTGCAATCCGTAAGCTGAAAGATACTGCTGGTCAGTACATTTTCCAGACAGGTTTCTCCGGTCAATCAGGTCTCCCAAATACTATCTTGGGCCACCCATACGTTGAAGCCGTAGACATGGCTAATATCGCTGCATCTGCTAAACCAGTTGTATTCGGTGATTATCGCCGTGGTTATATGATCGTTGATCGTGTAGCTCTTTCTGTCCTTCGTGACCCCTACAGCCAAGCATCAACAGGTAATGTGCGTTATATCGCTCGCCGCCGCGTTGGTGGTGAAGTTGTATTGTCCGAAGCAATGCGCGCACTCAAAATGGCTGCTTCTTAAGCAACCTTGGGGAAGGCTTAACGGCCTTCCCTATTCCTTTAAGGGAGAGAAGATATGAAGATTATGATGGTTAAAAGCTGCCATGGTATAGACCGTGAAGACGGCGCAACCACTAAGCATTTCGTAGCTGGCGAAGAATATTCTGCCACCGAGGCTTGGCAAAAAAAGGTATTCCAAAGTTTTGTTAAATCTGGACTTGCAAATGAGATTGGCGGGAATGCCAATGTTCCAGAGACAAAAGTAAAGAGAGCGCGGAAAAGTAACGGACAGCTTGCTTCTGACAATCCCAACACTCCTGAAGTAAATGAAGCGTGGGAAGGTGGGAAAGCCCCAAAGAAAAAAGCTAAAAAATCGAAATAGAGTAAAACGGAGACAGGCAAATGAGCGGTTTGAAGATTATTACAGGGCCAGCCATAACGCCTGTCAGTAAAATAGAAGCTCTTGAATACTTACGTCTTGATGAAGGCATAGATGATATGCAAGTCAGGAGCTACATCCAAGCCTCAACAACTTGGGCCGAAAACTATACCAATAGATTTTTCATAAGTAGAACCTGCCAGATGATGCTTGATGGCGCACGTGAGGTTGATAGCCCATTGTGGGAAGGTATGAGAACTGGTCCGTATCGGGTGGATGTTTCAGACCACATTGAACTAGCCGCTGCTCCGGTTCTGTCTGTGGAGAGTGTTAAGTATTATTCGGATAATGACACTCAAAGCACTTGGGATGCATCCAATTACTATGTTGATACGTTTTCAGAGCCAGCAAAAATTTCTTTACGTTCCGGTGGCTCATACCCAACGGATTTAAGAAATCTAAATGGCCTTGAGATAAATTTCACTGCGGGGTACGGAACAAATCCTTTTACAGTTCCAGAGCCGATAAGGGTTGCCATACTTCAATACTTAACTTTTCTCTATGAAAACCGTGGGGATGATGAGGTAAAAGCAAATCCACCTCAAATTGTAAAATCGTTGCTTGATCCATATCGACTACTGAGGTTCAGCACTTCTGTATACGACAAAAACATTAGGTCTGGAGTGATCTAATGACAGTGGGTGGAATGCGACATAAGCTGCAACTTCAAAGTAAATATGTAACTCCAGATGGGGGTGGTTCTGATGGATTAACCTCTTGGAATACTTTTGCTAATGTATTTGGCTCTATAATGGCTAAATCGGGTGGCGAAAGAATGTTTGGAGATCAGCTTCAAGAGCCAATAACGCATATAATTAGGATCAGGTTCCGTAGAGACATTAGTTTTAAAAACAGAATTCAGTATAAATTTACCAATGAGGGTATATCTGTAACTCGGGTTTTTAACATCAAGAGAGTAATAAACGTAGACAATCGCGATAGGTATATTGAGATAATGTGCGTTGAGGGTGTGGCGACATGAGTTCCGTTAGAACAAAAGTTGTCAGAGAAGATAAAACTTCCGCTGTTCTTAAGCAATATCAAGATCAAATTTCTAAGATTGTCGCTGTCGGTGGGCAAATGGTTCGCAATGATGCTGTGAAATCCATACAACAAAGCTCTGGAAGTGGAAGGTCTTATGTGAGGGGCGGCGTCACGCATGTGGCCTCATCACCGGGAGAGCCTCCAAATACGGATACAGGTTATTTGGCTAGTAATGTTTTTCTTGTAATCGACCAAGATAAAATGGGTTGCTCCGTGGAAAGCAGGGCAAATTATTCCGAAGCGTTGGAGTTCGGAACAAAAAACATGGGAGCGAGACCGTTTCTTCAACCAGCGTTGGAGGGAAACAAGAAAAAGATTAATGCGTTGTTTGACAGATTGAAGGCTAATTTATAATGGCATTACATTCATGGGAACTTCAGAAGTCTATTTTCACTGCATTGAGTGGGAATACAACTGGAATGAGCGGGGCAAATGTCCCTGTATTTGATGATGTTCCAGAAGGTACAGAATACCCATATGTTGTTATTGGTGAAGAAACTGCCTCAAACAATGGAACTAAAACCCTTGATGGTATTGAGCATACATTGACTATCCATGCTTGGTCCCAATACAGAGGTAGGCGCGAGATCAAGGAGATCATGCAAAGCGTCTATGAAAAGCTGCATAATACTGATATAAGTGTATCAGGTGCATCGCTGGTTAATATTAGACAAGAGTTTAATACTACACTGTCGGAAACTGATGGAATAACGCGGCACGGGGTAATGAGGTTCCGAGCCGTCGTGTTTGATAACTAAGGAGTAAGATCATGGCGGCTCAAAAAGGTTCAGCCCTATTATTAAAAATCGGCGCAGATGCTACTGCCGCCGCAAGTGCGGATACATACACAACAGTTGGAGGATTGCGCTCAACTGGTATCACAATGAATGACGAAGCAGTCGATGTAACAACTAAAGATAGTTCCGGTATTCGCGAACTACTGGCAAATGGCGGTGTTCAAACCTGTTCAATTTCCGGTTCTGGCGTATTTACTGATGCAGCTTCAGAAACAACTTTGAAAAACGCTTTTGGTGGTGCAAATTTTTCTAACTTTGAAGTAATAATTCCAGACTTTGGCACCTATCAAGGTAAGTTTATGGTCGCTTCTCTTGAATACACCGGAGAGTACAACGGTGAAGCAACTTATTCCGTGTCTCTTGAGAATAGCGGCGCTTTTGCCTTCACTGCGGTTTAATAGGAGCAATATAATGGCTTGGATAAATGCAACTGTTGATTTCAATGGGGTTACATATTTAAGCCATCGTAGAGGGATTATATTCGTAGTTCCTTATTGTTCTGGCCTTGAGGTTGGAGACATCTTCAAGGCCGACAGTTCTCAATTTGAGGTACTGACTGCTGTTGATCTTCATGATCGCGGCGAAACTCTTGTAATGGATACAAAGGAAGTAAAAAATGACAAACCCAAAGCGCGGCGAGTGTCTGATAACACTGGCGGGGAATGAATATAATACAAAACTTAATTTAGATGGAATTATGAGGATTGAGCAGTCTTGCCAAAAGAGCTTTATGAGAATTGCCCAAGACCTAGCCGAAGCTGAGTTTCAAACCCAACACATTCTATTTATCTTGCAAACTGCGATTAGGGGTGGCGGTCATGATATCAAAGACAAAGCAATGAAAAATTTGATATGGGAAGCTGGTATAACGGAAGCTATTACAGCCGTTGGTTCAATTCTTACCAATTGCCTTGTTAGCTCAGAGGATCAAGAGGGAAACGAAGAGGCGGTGGCGTAGCTATTGATTTTTTGCCTTGGGATGATTGGCTTCGGCTTTGTCTTGGCAAAATGAGGATGACATCAAATGAGTTTTGGGGATTGAGCTTATT